GGGATTTCCTGCCAATAATGAAATTTAGTGCAAAGGATGGCTCATTCGTGCGCCAAGATCGGCACCAGACATCCGAGGGGACTTGGGAAAAGAGCGAAACCGAAATGGAATTGCCCTTTAAGGTCGTGATGGATATGGACGCCATCGAGGTTGGCTTCATCGCCTTCACTCAGACTGGCCCCGACTTTCGCTTTGTCCAAGTTGGCGAGCCAATGCCGGTCAAGCCGTCTGACGAACACAAGGAAGGCTTCCGCATCCGCATGTACAACAAAGAGATCGGCCTGCGTGAGATGAGCAGCAGCAGCAAGATCGTGCGTAATCAGATGAACGATTTGCACGATGCCTATCTGGCTGGCAAGGCCGACAACCCCGGCAAGGTGCCAGTGGTTGAGATCACCGGCTCTGATCGCATCCAGATCGAAACTAAGGCGCAAGGAACGCAAACCTTTCGCTCGCCCAAGTGGTCGATCACTGGCTGGGTTGAGCGCCCGGCTGGATTAGATAAGGCAGAACCTGCCCCAGAACCCGCCGCTGTAGCAGCCCCGATTGCTGCAACCCCTTCAGTCGTTGAGGGCGCTGATTTGTTTTAGCGGCGGTAGTGACCGGCGGCGGTTTCCTCCCTTGCCCGCTGCCGGTCACGCTTTTAAGGGGGCAAGGGATTGGGGTAATGAGATGACAAATATAGCAGCATACATAGAACAGGTGGCGAGGCACTACTGGGGTGAGCCGAACCCACGCCTGTCGAAAGGCACAGAGTTGCGCTGGGGCAACCACGGCAGCAAGAGCATTGACGTGCGTAAAGGGGTTTGGACGGATTTTGAGACCGGCGAAAGCGGGGGCGTTGTGGCATTGGTAAAGGCAAACGAGCCAGCGTCTATCAACGGCAACATACCTGACGTATTGGAGCGCAAGTTCGGCATCAGCAAGCAGCAGCAAAAGAGCCTGCCTGTTGTGCCGTCACTAGCACGTTCTTATGATTATTATAATGCTGACGGCGTTCTGGCCTATCAGGTGTTACGCTTTGATAACCCAAAGACGTTTAGACAAAGACGCCCGGATAACAGCGGCGGCTGGATCAACAGCATCAAGGGCATTGAAGCCCTGCCCTATAACCTACCGGCAATAATCACCAACTCACAAGCGCCGGTGTTTATCGTCGAGGGCGAGAAATGCGCCGATGCGTTGATTGATCTTGGCCTGATCGCCACGACCAACAGCGGCGGCTCAAAGAACTGGAAGCCGGAGCTTGCCCAGTATTTCGCTGGCAGAAACGTTGTAGTGCTGCCCGATAATGATGAGGCCGGGCAAGCACACGCCGACACAGTGATAGCGGCGTTGCACGGCACAGTGGACAAGATCAAGCGCCTAGATCTGCCCGGCCTGCCACCCAAAGGCGATGTGGTGGATTGGCTGGCGGCTGGCAATGGCAAGAAGGTGTTGCTGGAACTAGCGAAGCAAGCGCCAGTGGTTGAGGTGGCACCAGAGCCGAAGCCTGACGTGTTTGAGACGTACAATCTCGATTACCTCAAAAATATGCCGCCTGTTGAGTGGCTGCTGGATGGCATCCTAACGCGGCACGGCTTTGCTGTACTGTACGGTGCGCCGGGGATTGGTAAGTCGTTCATGTCAATTGATTGGGCGCTGTCTATTGCCTATGGGCAAGAATGGCACGGCAGGGCTGTAAAGCAAAACGCTGTTTTGGTGATAGCCGCAGAGGGCGTTGGCGGCCTTGGCAAGCGCGTCCGGGCGTGGCAAGCACACAGTGACCAGCACGGCGACGCACCGTTCTATGTGCTGCCAATGGCTGTCAAGCTGCTTGACCAGCAGGAACTCGACAAGCTGATACGCACTATCGACAATTTCAAGCAAGAGTTTAGCCTTATCGTGATCGACACTGTGGCTCGCACACTAGCGTCAACCGGCTCAGATGAGAACGATGCGACAGCAATGGGGCAGTTTGGCGAGATGTGCGGCGTTATACAACGACACGCTGACTGCGCCGTCTTAGCCGTGCATCACTCTGGCAAGGACGCTGCGAGGGGGATGAGAGGCAGTAGTTCCCTTTTGGGTCTAAGCGATACTGTGTTGGCATTGTCAAGCAGCGAAGGCCGGGTGACGCTGAAGATGGAAAAAATGAAAGACGCAGAGCCAATACCCGACGCACATTACGAACTAACGCCTGTCGCGCTGATAGATGACAGCAGTGCCGTGCTATTGCCAGTCGAAGCTGCCGAAAAGAAACGTGGTGCAAAGCTGACGAGTGGTCAGTTGCTGGCATTGCAGGCGTTGCAGAATGGCCTGATTGATATGAGCGCAACGGCTATGTCAGTAGATCGGTGGCATGAATTGCACAAGAATAAATGCCCGGATCTTACGTCAAGCAAGCGCCGAGATGACCGCGCAGCACTGCAAAACAAGGGTGTGTGTGTGATTGACGGCGGGAAAGTATGGATAAACAGAGAGTTAGGAGAAAATGTGTGATGGCTGTAATTGAAATCACACACCAATCACATACCCATCACATACCAAATCACATATGTGTGAGATGCGATCCCCCCTATAGGGGATCACAATCACACAGTGGGAATGATCGCAGGGAGAGTATTTAAGATGGTTAAAAAACCGACCAAACCAAGCAAACAACATTATGCGCCTAGTCAGATGGCAATGCGTCGTATGCAGGATGCGCTGCATGAATATGATCGAGCCGCGACAGCGATGGAAGCGAAGTGGGGTGTAGATAGATTACCGTGGCTAGTTGAACAGGGATTGCGTGGTAGATTTGAAGCGCAGATGGATCTGTTGAATAAGGCTATTGAGGATCAGCACGATGTTGAGCATCAGGTGTCTGTGACATTGCGTGGGCTGGCTGCGCTTGAGCAGGCTGCTATCGCTGCCGGGCATAAGCCGCTGACTGGTGAGTATTGGGAAGCGGCAATGGATGATGGCAAAGTGCTGGCGATTACGCGCAGTAACTATGAGGCGGGCAAGGTGGCGAAAGAAAACCGCGAGATGGTGGTCTACAGCATTGATGAGATCGCAGCTATCGTGTCAGGCTGGCGTAAAGACAAGGCCGGGCAAGTGGCAGAAATGGCGAAAGAGATGTTCCCCGGAGCTGCTGTTGAGAAGGTTAGAACAAGAACTGAAAAGGAACTGAATGATGAAATCCCTTTCTGAAAACAAGCGACCGTGGTCTGTTGCGCCAATGCGCTGCTTTAGCGACAGGCAGCTTAACGAAACCGACCTGCGTGTGCTTGGTGCGTTGTGTGGCTTTACAAACCGACACGGTGTGTGCTGGCCGTCTATGGATACGCTGATGAGTGTTAGCAGTATGAAGAGCCGCACGTCGGTGCATCAGAGTGTTAAGAAGCTCAAGAAACTGAAGTATGTGCGTCAGCTAAACCCAAAGGATTACCAAGAGACAATGACAGGATGGAAGAGCAACAGGTATCAAGTGCTGTGGGATGGTGACGAAGCGTTGCCCCGGTGGGAAGATGTACAGTCTGCCAAGCCATTGCAGTTACGCAGTGACGCAGACGATGAACCTAAAGAGACAGGGGGTCTGGGGGATGTAGGCTTATACACTCACACACCCGACGACCCAGTCGCCGAGGCGATAGCCCACACATATCTCAGCGCAGTGCAGCAGGCGACCGGTCAGGTCAGGATGTATGACAACGAGATAGCACACGCCCGGCGTCTGGCGCTCGCTGGCTTCACTGCGGCTGACGTGCGGGCAGCAACCCTCAACACTTGTGACGCTGCGCTTGAGCGGCGGGCAGGGGTGCCGTCGCTCTACGACGTTGCGCAGGCTATGCTATGATGTACCGCGCAGCAAACGTTGGTTTGTCGGTGTACGCCGCAGGAAAAAACGATCCTGCCGCTGCGCAAAAATCGACCCCTTCCCCCCCGCCATCGCCCACTGCGATAGGGGGGTGTCACACAAAATTTTCGTCTCAAACGCGCAAACCGTGCCGCTCTTGCGATGCTGGCTGGATACGTCAGCCCGACGGCTATGGTTGCGTCGAATGGGCATCGTGCTATTCTTGTGGGGGAACAGGAGAGGCTGATGATTGATGAGGGCGACGGCTCATTTGAGCGGAAGTTGAACAACCGGCAATGCCCGCGCTGTCGTAGCGCGATTGTATTGCGGCGTGACGACGCGCAGAAAAGGGAATATGATTGCAGCGTATGTAGTTTAAAAATTATTGATGTAAAAAGGGACGACGAAAGATGAACAGATACGAGTTATTGGATGCGGCCAAGGAGACTGTGGCTGATCGCGGCGAGGATTACGGTAGCATTTGGGAGAACCACGAGCGCATTGCTATTATTTGGACGGCGCTTATTGGCATACAGATTGAGCCAGAGCATGTAGCTATGATGATGGCCGGGGTAAAGTTAGCTAGGTTAGCGGCGACGCCCGATCATCAGGATAGCTGGGTGGATCTAGCTGGTTATGCCGCAACAGGATCGGAGTGTTTGCATGTCAGGCAAAACAACGCCAACGATTAGACAGCAGCGGGCGGCGCTGGCGGCGAGTGATGAGGATCGTCGCGAGGCGGTGGTGCAAGAGTTAGAGGCGATTGGCGCGGGTGAGGCGACTGATGTTATCCAGTGGGATGATATGGGGCGGGTTACGTTGACGCCGAGTGATCAATTGTCGGATCGCGCCCGGCGGGCGGTGAAAAAGGTTAAGGTTACGCCCAATCAGTTTGGTAATCAGATTGAGGTGGAGATGCACGACAAGTTGTCGGCGCTGCGGTTGTTGGCGAAGCATCGCGGTTTGTTAGAGCCTAATGCGAATGATCAGAAGCCAAGTATGATTGGCATTAACATTACTGGGCCAACGGCGAAGATCGTCGAGATTGAGGGCGATGATGGGTAAGGTCATTGATATGAAGGATTACATCAGCGTCCGGTTTTTTAAGCAGGATATATTGTGTGGATATTGCGAGCAGTTGACTAGGGGCCGGGTATATGATGGCGGTGAGGCTATTGTTTGTTCGGTATGCAGTGGGCCTATGCTTGAGTTGACTAGCGATGATTATGCTGGCGAGTCCACTATTATTTTTGAACCAGAGGATTATGATGGCGCGAGCTAGAGCAGCAACAGACAGATCACCCCGGCGTCGCAAGCAGCCAACGACTGAGGCTTTGGCGGGGTTGAATTTAGATTTTTCGGAAAGTCCGACAGTATGGGAATTTTTGCAAGACGACAGTTTCGTG